TGGACGTGTTCCTTTTATTATTTTAGGACCAACACCTGGTCTTACTTCATAAGAATAACGAACAAGAATTTCAGGCAACTTTGTTGATATGTCACCAAGTATTGATGTCAAACTTCTTGTCAACTTTCTTGTCACTAATACTTCACCCAGTGCTGATGTTTCTGTACTGGCAATGTAACCATCTGTTTCTAATTTTGTTACAACTTCTGATGCATAACTTTCTTCAATATCGTTGGCAATTGCAATGTCCTTTACTTGAACATTTGGATTCTTTTGAATCATCTTCAAGATGTTCGCTTCAAGATCAGTGACATTTGCGGAAAGTTTGAATACTTCTTTTTTATAAAAACTATCTTCATAAGATTTCACTTCTGCATCTGATGTGAACTTTGCTTCATTCGTATAAATGAAATGAAATTTTTCACGTAGTTCACCGTTCTCAATCAGCATGTTTGCCACATCAACTTCATTGTAATCTTCTGAAAATTGTGCTTCATTTGTTCCAAGATACATTTTCACATCTTCATCTTTGAAACCAAATCCCGATTTAAGCATATATGATGCCTGGTCAAATGTCAATTGACCTTTTGTGTATTGCCTTACAATTCTGTTTATCTGCTGTAATTGTCTGCCTGTTAAGTTTGTCAAAACACTATTGATGGATGATTCATCTTTCATTGTGTCCGGTGCAACAACCGGTGTTGTTGCAACTGCTGTTGCAGTTGTCTGTTCTGTTTGTGTCTTAACCAATGGATTTGGTGCAAGACCTGCAAGTGATCTGATTTCATCTGCAGTCATTGATTCAAGAACTTTGTTCGCCACCAATGGTGATAATGAATTGATGCTGTCACTGACAATTTGTGCCTGTGTTTTCACATCTGTATCAGGTGAAATTGTAGAAATACCTGCAACTGTTGTGTCAAAATACTTTGCAGTATCAACACCCATCTTTTCAAGAATCCAAGATTTAGGTGCTGCAGTAATCAATGATGCATCAGTAAATTCAATTCCAACAGGATCAACAGAACGAATGAATAATTCATTCTTAATACCCTTTAACTTTGCTATGTAGTTGAACACCTTTTCAAGTGTTCTTTGTTTTGAACTTGCATAAGTGTTATTAAAAATGTCATAAGCCATTTTCAATTCATTACGTGATCCAAGTTTGCCCGGTTCACTAATGCCAAATAAAACAGGTGATGTAATCTGATGTCCTGCCATCAAGTTTGCAGTAATCAATGCATCAACCTTTTGAAAATCTTCTTTGGTTAAATCTGATGAACCCAAATCAATCACCGTTGGTGCTTTTGTAGGATCATTATTGAATGAAACAATTATCTTTGATCCATCAGCACCGGTGAATTTCTTTTCTAATCTTTTCTGAATGTCACGTTGCATTTCCGGTGCAGGTTCACCATTAAAGAAGTTTATTAATTTTGTCGCACTGAATCCTGTCTTTGCATTTGTTAATGTATGCTTTGACACTTCCATATCACTTTCCACATAGTTCATTGCACCAATGTAATTTGGCAAAGGATAAGTTCTTAAACCTGGTCTGTATTCCTTATACTGAAATATAGATGCCTTATCCATTTTCTTTTCATTGAATGCAGGATATTCTTTTGGTTTGTCACGATTGCTAATCCAGTCATTCTTATAAAAGAATTGTGAACAATCTTCATTTGCACGAACACGATTGAAATCAAGATGGTAAATTTCAGCAATTTCACCAATTCTGTTTGGAATAATATTCAAGTAAAAACCGCCAAAAATTTCAATGTCAATTGCACATTTCTTTGCGATGTCATTCAAACTTTCATTTGCACTGTTCACCTTAAAAATGAATCTGTCTGCAATTGGATCTTCAACCTTACAATAAAACCCTTCGCCGAAAATATACGTTACCTTACCATTGATTATGGCATTGTGTTTTGCCGATTTATTAAATAACTTAATTAAATAATTCGGGTAATCATTGTCTTCACCAAATGAAATAAATTGCTTTCCGCGAACTTCTTTGAATTCCGGAATCTTGCTGTCATCAAACTTTAATACTATTACGTTATCCTGCATAAGTTGTAAATGTTGTTGGTGCTGAATATTCATTGAACACATCAACTGGTGTTGCTGAAACGTTCAAATCCATTTTACCCGATTCAATTAAATTTAAACCTGTTGTATTTGTATTGCTTGAACTCAGTTGTTCAAAAACTGAATAAGTGTATTTGCCTATTGATGCATTTTGAAATAACCCTGATGCAAATGTGAACTTGTTATACCTGTATTGAAATTGACTTAAATCAGAACTTGAATTCTTGATTACATTAATCACTTCTTTTGTTGTTTCGTGTGTAAATACGAACAAATAAAATGCATTCGCAAGTGTTGTCAATTCCGTTAATGTAACAATCACATCTTTGCTTTGTCCTTTAATAAGTTGTATCATTAATGATAAATATCAAAAGTTGTGTTTTGTGTCAAAAAAAAATCTTCAACTTATTAGGTTGAAGATTTTTGTTTTTATAAGGTTATGAATTTTATGATGTTAATCCTGCAATGATTCCTGAAGAAACTTCCTGTGCGAATGCTGGTTCTGCACCATCAAATTCTAAAGTGTATCCGTTTCTGTCCCCCATTTTCGTACCGGTTTCACCTTTGATTGTAGTGATTACAAGACCATTTGTTGCACCTAATAAGAAGAACTTTCCGTTGCGATCAGCAGCAACACAAACAAGCAAATTTTGTGCAAGCAATGTGATTTCATTTCTTGTGTTTGCTTGTAACTTGTTCAAGATGATTGACAACTTCTGTGCTGCATACACTGTTCCGTTTTCTTCACTTACTGTCAATGTATCTTCAAACTTACTTGTTTGCTTTACAAGTTGGTATTTGTAGAACTTCTTTCCTGCTGCTTTTGTGATTGCAGTCACAACACCTGATGCTTCTGTGAATGAAGTTAAATTCGCTAACTCCATAAAGTAAACTTCTTTTAAACCGCCGACTGAATCCCTACAGTCCAGGTTGTATGATTGCGTTAAATTACACGGCATCGATTTATATTTTTAATTTTTAAAAATAATGGTGACCACACTTAAGTGATCACCATTTTATTTCTTATGGTACTAATTTGAAACTTACGATTTCTGCAGGGAATGCAACTTGAATTCCAAGTTTCCATTCAGCAACAAATCTTACTTCCATTGCTTCTTTTGCATAGAAAATTTCCCACTTGTCTTCTTCGCCTAAGATGTCACAACCCATGTAAAGGTTTGAATCTCTCATTGCGAATAATCTGTTTGTTCCATCAAGACCGTGAATTGCACTTAACTTGTATGCTGTACCTGGTATTGTGAATTCACCATTCTCATAATTCAATTGTGATGCACCATAGTTGAACAAGTTTGCATTCACATACGCATCAACAATAACATCAAACACTTCCCAACCGCAATACAATCTTACATCTGATTTTCCTTTTACTCTTGCAGGAATTGCGTTCTTGATTCCTTTTACAATTGTAAATGCATTTGTAACTGTGATTCCTGTTGCAACTGTAATACCTGTTGGATTACCATTTGCTGCAACTGCTGCAGTATCAATCAACTTAATCAAACCGTCAAACTTGTTTAAGTTTACGTTGCCTGATGTTGTATCACCTTGCCATAAAGCAGTTTCTAATTGCTCAGCAATCACCTGTGCTTTCATGCCAGTGTATTGTTGTTCAAATGGAATACCCTCGTTTATCGAACCCGGCAAAAGTGCGAGTTGGGTATATTTCGTTTCTAAAGTTTTAGGACATAATGACTCATGTACTTTGAACTTTCCTACAGTCAAACTTCTTTGTGTAAATGTGCTTGATCCACTTGATAAGAATCCACATGTTCCACCTGTTTGGAATACAGCATCAGTGTCCAATACATTGATTGTTTCTGCTGACTTTACTGATGACATTACATTTCCAGATGCTTGAATGATCTTTTGTGTTTTTGCGTCAAATAAAGATTTTGTTACCAACAACTTTTCGTTTTGTATGGTATAATCGGTTAATGATCCTACGTTAAATGCCATTGTTTAAAATTTATACGGTTAATAATTTATTTCGGTTTGTTTAATTGCTTTTTAATTTTTTCATTGCTTCAACCATTTGTTGAAATCTTTCTTCTTTGTCTTCACTTTTTTGTGCTGTGAATTGATTCGTTGCCATTGCAGCAGGTTTTTCAACTGGCATTGTTGCCATCTTTTCAATCATCTGTGTAAGCATTGTGATCGCTTCTTTTTGCTTCTTCATTTCCGCTTCTGTTTCAGCCATTTT